ACAATATCTTCAATTGCACTATCACATTCTGGATGTAGAGACATCTCACGATATCTTCTTACTAAATCAGCTTCATTTTTATATACACCCTCAATATCTACATATTGACCATAAAATCCACTAGATATAAAATAATCAGATTTATCCTCATCATTTTTTGGAACTGGAGATAAAATTTTAGTTTTTTTATCTCCAGAATTTTCAATTTGAAATCCAAATAACTTAGCCATTCAAAAAAATTAAAGATACTAAAGTTATTTATTTAGATTCATTATGCAAATTTTATTGCTGTGCTGCTGGTGGGGTTACAGCACCATAACCAGACAATCCAGTTCCATCCGCAGCATATGAATCCCACCACTGATACTGTAAAGTAACACTAAATTCTTGGATAGTGTCTGAACTTTCGTAAGATACTTCCATAGGAGTGATATCAGATGGCCAGCAACCATAGAATTTGTATGTATGTAGTACTGGAAGATTTGAATCTCTGGTAGGTAGTGCTCCAGAATCTGTAGCTTGAGCAGATATTCCTCTTCCAAGTTGTCTTACCATCATTTCTTTTTGATATGCCACTGGAGTTATAACCCCAGCATTATCATCATGGCGATTTATAAAGTTCATCCATTTTTCAAAAGCATTACGAATTTTGAAGTTTGTATCATTTATAACTGTGATAGTCCATGGATCAAATGATCTATCTCCAGCAATTTTTAAAGTTCTTCCTCTAAATGGAACTGGAATGGTACTAATAGTAGAACCTGGTATTTGAGCAGCTTTCACTAAAAATCTATAATCTTCATCTACTGTTACTCCAAGTCCAGTAGGAAAAGCTAATTCACACTCAAATAAATTTGGTCTTGCTCCACCACCAACTAACTTGGATTTAAAATCATCTACAGTTCTATTTGAAAAACTAGGTAGGTTTGTATTTGGTTGCTTGTCCGCCATTTTTTAAAGTCTCCTTTTAATAGATTAAACAGTTCCTACAACTTCGGAGAATTCAACTCCTGTTCTTGTAGCTACGAATGTTAGACCTATAAAGTTTATAGACCTAGCTGGCTTCACAAAAATATCAGCTTTGAATTGATTAGAATCTATTACATCTGGGGTATTATTAGATTCATCACAAATTACTAAGTAATCAGTAATTCCACGTTTCGCTCTTACATCTCTCAAATATGGCTCTACAATATTAATAAAGTTAGATCTCGTTATCTCATCGTTAAATTCAAATAATTGAGCCCTAGCAGACTGTTCTATAGATTTCTCTAATGTTAAGAATAGCATTCTAACATTAATTCTATCAAATGCAGAGGAATAAGATAATGCAGTTTTATCACCAAATAATATGAATCCTGCCCCAGGGGATGCAATAATTGGATTTATTCTATTTGTATAAAGTTGATCTCTTTGTGTTTGAGATGGATTGTAGGCTAATTTTATACAATTGTTTAGAGCCCCTCTAGAACTTCCTGCAGGTGAGAACCAAGGATAATTATTAGCTGATGTTCTGGCAATAAGTCCAGCGATATCTGAATTGCAAGGAATATAGACAAATTTATTATTAAATCTATCTAATGTATACTTATAACCAGAATCAAAAATTGCATATGAAGAAGAAGTCAGTGAACTGAAGAATTGTATAATATTTTCAGTTTGAGTGGTAGAACTTGTAACATTAACAATTCCAGTTTTATATGGAGATATAACTGCAATACAATCTTTCCTATTTTCTGCAATTGCTATCAAAGAGTTAGCTTTAGCCTGAGCATCATAGATATTTGATTCCTGTTGAAGGACCAGAAATTAAGAAGTTTATATCATATTCTTTGGAATCACCTAAAATTTGATAAGAGGAAATTACCTGGGAATTTGAAATGTTATATCCATCATTTATACTATAATTATTACCTGCTGAGAGGGTATAAGTTTTAGCTCCAATGCAACCGAACTTAGTATTTTGTGCTGGGTTAGTCCATGTACCATTAACTGTGGCAATAGTAGTTGAACCAGCTCCAGAAGAAGTGAAATATGCAGCAGTTCCAGTATGTGCAGCACCAACGTAAATATTATTTGAATATGTTGCAATATAGTCTTTGTAGTATACTGCTTGTGATGGTGAAACCTTAGCGTCACTAGCTTTAGATAAATTTAAATGCTTTTCAATAATATTACCAGAAGTTCCAGTTATACTTCCAGTATCATCTACTACTACTATATGTACTTCATCATTTTTGGAATTTCTTTCTAACGCATATTGACTTGTTTTTGGCTTATTAGCTACAGACTTCCAATATACAACAGAATTGTCTAATTTTAATGTTTGACTATTGTACCAATCTCTAATACTTACATTAGCAGTTTCATATTTTGTAAATGTAGCAAGTCCAATGTAAATAGGCTCATCCCTTAAGGTATCAAATGAGAATGCATTTACATTAGTCTCTGGATTACCAGGATCTGAATAATCTATTGGATATGATTTTCCGCTAGGATCAACTCTATCTACAACTTTCACTGAAAACTCATTTACATTAACTTCTGTAACCAATCCTCTCAAATATCCATCATAAGTTACAACTGAAGATCCAATAGCTGCAGACTTAGAAAGTCTTTGAGTTATTGCCATTCCAACTGTTATTGGTCTTGTATTAAAAACTGGAGTGATAGATCCAAACTGTACTGTAGAAGTTTGAACGGCAACATTAGTAGAATTTGGTCTAAAAAATACTGTACCACCATTAGCTGTAGAAATTCCTTCTACCAATGAGTTGAATTCTATTGCACCTTCTACCAGATTTATTGCCATATTTACAGTTATACCAGTTGTATCAATACCAACTAGTCTATCTGTAGTTATTCCAATCTCTACATCATTACGTGTTTGAATTGCATTAAATCCAGTATTTGTAACAAAACCAGTAGTTCCTATTCCAGTTATAGTTTGATCTGCAAGATTGTCTATCATACAAACTTTAAGACCATTAGCCCAAGAACCTGGAGTCTTTGCAGCTAACAACCAATTAGTATCATTATAATTTTCTTCATTATAACTAGTACCTGATTTTATTCTTACAAAAGTTGAACCAATTCCAACAGATGCTACATTAGCATTTTGTAAATATGTACTACCTACTGGAACTCCAGTTCTAACTATTCTCAAAACACCACCATAAGATAGGTAGTTAGATGCACTCATCCAATATTCATACTGATCATCCTCAGTTTTAGGAAGTCCAAAGACATCTATTAATTGCTTCTCACTTTCTATTAAAATTGGTTCATCTACTGGACCTTTCTCAAAAGGACCTGCAATGGCTCCAATCATTTTGTACTGATGGAACTATTCCACCTAGAGTTAAATCTATTTCTCTAATATTAACTCCAGGAGATACTAAATTAACCAGCCATCTTTTTACCTCGAAACGAAGTCCTTATTTCCTAGTAATATTTATAAAAACTTCATTTTAGATTATTACCTATAGTCCCACATGTAGGAAATGTCACCATATTCATCTAAATTCCATACTTCCAGTGGAGTTGTATTTTTATCATTGGCTAATAACCAATAGTCTCCAGTCTCTTTCTCTAAAAATTCCTCATTTTCACTTAAGATACCATCATTTATGAATCCAAATGGAGACATATCTTGTTCTATTTGATCTTTCTGTTCTTCGTATATTCTTTTTCTAACATCATTATTTGTCATCTCCTTGAAATAATCTTGAACTATTAGCCAAGAAAAAATCACTAAAGTCATACATAGATCATCATTTGTGCCAACTTCCCCCTCAAATGAATTATTTTTTGATACAAAAGTGGTCAGTTCACTTATAATATCAAAATCATTTATTGTTATGTAAAAAAAATTTTCAAAAGATTCCTTCATTGGACATGTTTCGCATTTTACAGTTTTATATACAACTCCATAAAATAAATTTTTTACCAATGAATATTCATTGATATGAGAACTTTTCCAAAAATCATATGCCTTGTATAATATATTCTCTTTTTCTATATTTGTATTTATATCTATATCTACCTTTTGTTTATACATTTTATGTAATTCATTCAATAGAATATTAATAGTTGAAAAATTATCCAATTGTTTATCTAAATTTAAAAAAGGTTTTACATTTACAATATTTGTATTGTTAAAAAAACTATCACATAGATGATTGAAATAATTGAAAAACTTTAAATCTGTATCTCTAGTTTTACAACAATTTTTTAAATCAATAAAAAATTTTTTACAATTGAAAAGCATATACAAAACCACAATTATGTTATTATATTGACAAGTTAGTGAATTCATATTTGGTTTATAAAATTTTTTTTTTTTCATTTTTTATATTATGATATTATTATCTGATATTTATAATATAAATGTTAAACTAATGAATATTGAAAATTTTGGTTATTTGGAAGATTATTTAGATAATTATAAGCGTAATGCTAATTGGATAATTAGATATATAGATTTATGGTATTTTATCGACCGATATGTGTACGAAGATGTTAAAATAACAATAGACGATTATGAGTTTGAAAAATTTAAAACTATTCTTGTAGATAATTTAGATTGTACAATTTGTTTAGAAAATATAACTTGTGGAATTGAACTTGACTGTAAACATATTTTTCATAAAGACTGTATATACAAATGGTTATGTTTTGAAAATGTAAAATGTCCATTATGTAGACATGATGTGAGAGATTTTTTTATAGGATAATTTATTTTTATTTTTAAAATCTTTTATACAATTTGTTTGTAGAAAATTTCTTTGCATATAAAGAGGATATTTTAATACTTTACATAAATTTTCATTCTTACGAAAATCCTCTATATCTATAATTCCCCCAAATTTTTTCAATACATATCTTTCATTTGCTGGTTTTATATCATCTGTTATATATTTACC